CCCGGTTATGGTGGGCGTTACGGCGCTTTCTGCCGCAACAGGGGCATTGTTCTATGCATGGTATGCCGGTTCATCAACGCTGTCTGATTTCAACAAGACACTGGTGCTCTCGGGGAATACAGCGGGACTGACCGCCGACAGAATGCTGGTTCTGGCACGAAACGGGCAGGCCGCAGGGCTGACATTCAACCAGACCAGCGAAGCGCTGACTGAGCTGGTCAATGCGGGTGTTCGTGCTGGCTCTCGCTTTGATGATATGAGCCAGGCGGTTGCGCGCTTTACTGACGCTTCAGGTGTGCCGGTTGAGAAGGTTGCTGCCGCCTTTGGGAAACTTACCTCAGACCCGACATCGGGGCTGATTGCAATGGCCCAGCAGTTTCACAATGTGACTGCTGAGCAGATAGCCTATGTGGCGCAATTGCAGCGGGCCGGCGATGAATCAGCTGCTCTTCAGGCGGCAAACGATGCTGCGACTTCCGGGTTTAATGAACAGACCAAATCGATCCGCGACAACATGGGGACGATTGAATCGTCGGCAGACAACCTGAAGCGTGCCTTTAAATCGATGTGGGATGCGGCGCTGGATATCGGCCGTCCTGACACTGCACAGGAGATGGTGGCAAAAGCAGAAGCCGCTTTCAAAAAGGCAGATGAAATCTGGAACCTGCGTAAGGGCGATCATTATGTGAATGATGAGGCGCGTGCCAAGTTCTGGAATGACAGGGAAACGGCCAGGCTGGCGCTGGATATGGCGCAGCAGCAGGCGGGCGTTGCCAAAGCGAACGAAGAGAACGCATCACGCGAAACGGCTGCGGAATATGACCGCCAAAAGTACGCCGCGCAGGCCCAGGCCAACTACGCCAAAACACAAAGTGCCCTGGAAAAGTACACGGCCCGCCAGAATGAGCTTAACAAGGCTCTGAAGGATGGTCGTATCCTCCAGGCCGACTACAACATTAACCTGGCTGCGGCGAAAAAAGAGTATGAAGATACTCTCAAGAAACCGTCGAAAAGGACCGCTGCGGTCAGAACGCCCGCCGGAACCCGGGCGACCGATACCGCCACCGCACAGACGATGGAGCTTGAGACGCAGTTACGTACACTGCAAGAGCACAAGGGTATCAATGACACTATCAGCCAGCAGCGGCAGGAACTCTGGCGACAGCAGGCTCGTTTCTCCGTTCTGGAAGAGGCCGCAAAAAAACGCACCCTCTCTGCGGAAGAAAAATCCCTGTTGGCCAGTAAGGATGAAGTGCTTTCGCGCGCGGAGATGAATGCAAAACTGGGTGATCAGATTGCCGCTCAGGAACGTCTTAACCGTCTTCAGGATACTTCACAAAAATACGTCACCCAGATGGATGAAAAAACCTCTTCACTTCAGAGCAGCGCAGGATTAAGTAGCCGACAGGCTCAGCGTATGAACGAAGAGGCTCAGCTACGTCAGGGGTGGATTAATGCAGGGGGTACACTGGAAGATGCTGGTTATCTGAAGGAATCGGCTGCTCTCAAAAAATACTATGCAGAGCAGGATAAGTTGCGAGGCGACTGGCTTTCTGGGGCGAAATCAGCTTGGGCGGAGTATGCCGATTCTGCGGGTGACGCTTATGGTCAGATGAAGTCTGTGGCGGCCAGCACCTTCGACGGAATGACGCAAAACCTTGCCAATATGCTGACCACTGGCAAGGCAAAATGGGCTGATTTTACCCGGTCAACACTCTCGATGCTGGCGCAGATCGCTATCAAACAGGCGGGCGTGGGGATCGTCGGAGCAGTTGGCTCTGCTATTGGGTTTGCTGGTGGTGGGTATACCGGTTCCGGCGGGAAATATGAGCCTGCTGGTGTGGTACACCGCGGTGAGTTTGTCTTTAACAAAGAATCCACCTCACGGATTGGCGTGGGTAATCTCTACAGAATGATGAAGGGATACGCCAGTGGTGGCTATGTGGGGGGCGGTTCCTCTTCCAGTGTCGGTGTGCCGTTCGGCGTCAGTGTGTACGCGCCTGTCAATGTGACGACTGAGCAGCAGGGAGGACAGCAGCAGTCACAGGGTGACCAACTCGGTCGCGCTTATCAGCAGGTTATCGATAAATCAGTTCAGGACGGCATCCGCAAGGCTTCGCGTCCGGGCGGGATTATCTGGAATGCGATGAAGGTCAGGTAAACATGGCAATTGAAACATTTACGTGGGGGATCCAGTCGGCAAGCCAGCCCACCACCAAAAGTGAAGACACCATCCGGAAAGCGAAATTTGGTGATGGTTATGAGCAGGTGAGTGGCTCCGGTCTGAATGATGAAAAGCTGATTTTTGAATATTCGTTCAGGGGGCGACCTGAAAAAGGGCTGGAGATCTACACCTTTCTTCGCCGCCACAAAACCAAATCGTTCATCTTCACACCGCCATTCGGAGATCTCGCCCTGTGGCGAGTTCAGGCCAATTCTCTACAGAAGGTTGTTCTTGGCAACAAACTGCTTTCTGTTTCAGCAACGTTTGAACAGGCATTTGCACCATGAGTCTTAACGCTGATTATCAAAAACTGGAGCCGGGTAATGATATCCGGCTGATTGAAGTGGACGGCACAGCGTTTGGTATGTCTGATGTGATGTATTTTCACGCTTACAACATCCCACATACGCCAGAAGAGATTGCCGCCGCTGGTGGTGATGAAACTCGGCTACCGCCCAAATCAATCTGGTGGCAGGGCACTGAATACAAGGCGTGGCCATATCAGATAGAGGGGCTGGAAAAATCCACGGATGGTACCAGCGCCGAACCCAAACTTTCAGTTGCCAATCTGGACAGCTCGATCACCGCTCTTTGTCTTGCGTATGACGATCTTGTCCTGGCGCGTGTTGTCATTCACGACACGATGGCAAAGTATCTGGATGATCGTAACTTCCCGTCAGGAAACCCCCTGGCGAACCCGACGCAGGAAAAACGCCAGACATGGTACATCGATGGCAGGACTGGCGAGACAAATGAGACGGTGCAGTTTGTTCTATCCAGTCCGATGGACGTACAGGGGATGATGATCCCAACGCGCCAGCTACATTCCCTTTGCACCTGGTGTATTCGTAATAAATACCGTAGCGGCGATGGCTGCGACTATGCGGGAACGCAGTATTTTGACAAAAACAATAAACCGGTAAGTGACCCTTCTCTGGATGAATGCAACGGAACACTTTCTGCCTGCGAACTCCGTCACGGTAAAGGTAATGAGCTTCCATTTGGAGGCTTCCCCGGAACGTCATTAATAAGGAGCTGATATGCGTCAGAAAACTATTGATGCGATCATGGCGCACGCCGCAGCGGAGTATCCGCGCGAATGCTGTGGCGTAGTGGCACAGAAAAACCGGGTTGAGCGTTATTTCCCATGCCGGAACATGGCTGCTCAGCCAACGGAGCAATTTCACCTTTGTCCCGAAGATTATGCATCGGCTGAGGATTGGGGAGCCATTACAGGAATAGTGCACAGTCATCCAGATGCCACCACGCAACCGAGTGAGCTGGACAAGGCGCAGTGTGATTTAACTCTGTTGCCCTGGCATATTGTGAATTGGCCCGAAGGAGACTTACGTACTATACAGCCTCGCGGAGAACTGCCGCTGCTGCAACGTCCTTTTGTACTTGGTCACTTGGACTGCTGGGGGCTCGTAATGAGTTATTTCCGGCAGGAACACGGCATTGAGCTGAAAGATTACCGGGTAGATTATCCCTGGTGGGAAAACGACTATACGGACAACTTTTATCAGGATTGCTGGTATGAGTGTGGATTCCGGGAATTCGACGGGCCGCCGAAACCAGGCGATATGGTGATCATGCAGGTCCAGGCCGATAAGTGGAATCACGCGGGGATCCTGCTTGATGGCAATATGCTGCTGCATCATCTGTACGGCCATCTGAGCCAGCGAGTGCCGTATGGCGGATACTGGATTGAGCGCACAATGAAGATCGTAAGATTTAAAAATCTTATGAGATGATCTCTAACCTGTGAACGTGGTTTCTGAGTTTTGTTGTTACATTTTATCCTGTTATTCTCGTCTTAATTTTTTAGAAAGGAATCAGGATATGAAAAAAACAATAATTACCATTGTTGTATTGATGGTTTTATTCGCTGCATTTGCAATCATAAATAACCATTTACCTCCATCTCCAGGCAATGCAATAACATTTGCCGAAAAGAAAATATCTTCAATGATGAAAGATCCAGACTCAGTTAAGTTCGAGTCATCGAAATTTTACCAGAGAGGGGATGCTTCTGGCGGTGTACTCACTGGCTATGTCTGCGGTTATGTAAATGGGAAAAATTCATTTGGAGCTTATTCAGGAAGGCAGAGTTTTATCGTAAATCTCAGTGTATCTGACAACGGAAGAACGGCGTTTTATCGCGAGTATTATGTGGACAGCATGAGGCCGACAACATTCGTCAGAGACTGGATTGAGAAGTGTAAATGATAAAAATAACCCGCTACGGCGGGTTTTTTATTGGGAGCAAACATGTCTGAATCAGTAAGAAAGGTTCGCCTTTACGGTGTTTTGGGGACAACTTTTGGGCGTGAATATCAGCTTGCTGTCTCGTCAGCCAGGGAAGCGGTGAGGGCGTTATGTGTCATTGTTCCTGGCTTTGAAAGGTTCCTGAATAACAGTCGACGGCGTGGACTGACCTATGCCGTTTTCAGTGGTAAGCAGAATCTGAATCAGAAAGCACTGGAAATGGATGAAGGTGGCGATGATATCCGTATCGCACCCGTCATCATTGGCAGCAAGCGTGGTGGGTTGATGCAGACCATTCTGGGTGCTGCACTGATCGCCGTCGCCGCGTTCGCTCCGTGGGGGGCGGCAATCTGGGCCAGTAATGTTGTTTTCCAGGTGGGGGCCGCACTCGCGCTCGGCGGGGTGATCCAGATGCTCTCACCACAAACAAAAGGACTGGCCAGCAAGCAGTCGGCTGATAACAAAGCCAGCTATGCCTTCGGTGGTGTCACTAATACAACGGCACAGGGTAATCCGGTACCGCTGCTTTACGGCAAGCGACTCATTGGCGGGGCGATAATTTCCGCCGGTATCTACGTCGAAGATCAGCAGTAACGATTTTCTTTCCATCAGGCCATCTTAGGGTGGCTTTTTTATGGGCGCGATATGGCTACAGCAACCCCAATTAAAGGCCGCAAGGGCGGCAGCTCCAGTTCACGAACCCCTACAGAGCAGCCTGATGATCTGCAATCTGTAGCAAAGGCGAAAATCCTTCTCGCGCTGGGTGAAGGCGAGTTTGCAGGACAGCTAACCGGCAAAAATATCTATCTGGACGGAACGGCGCTGGAGAATGCCGATGGCTCCCAAAACTTTAGCGGTGTCACTTGGGAGTTCCGTGCTGGCACACAGGCTCAGAAATATATTCAGGGTATCCCTGGTACCGAAAATGAAATCAGTGTGGGAACCGAAGTTTCAAGCGCTACCGCCTGGGCGCGCACGTTTACCAATACTCAGCTTTCAGCAGTTCGCCTGCGCCTGAAATGGCCTTCACTTTTCAAACAGGAGGATGACGGCGACCTGGTTGGTAATTCTGTCAATTACGCCATTGACCTACAGACTGACGGTGGCACATGGAAGACGGTGTTAAACACCAGCGTGACGGGAAAAACCACGTCCGGTTATGAGCGTAGCCACCGAATTGATTTACCTCAGGCGGGCAGCACCTGGACAATACGTCTGCGCAAGATTACCGCTGATGCAAACAGCGCGAAAATTGGCGACACCATGACGTTGCAGAGCTTCACTGAAGTGATTGACGCCAAGCTGCGCTACCCTAATACCGCGCTGTTATACATCGAATTCGACTCCAGTCAGTTCAATGGCTCCATCCCGCAGATTTCCTGTGAGCCGCGTGGTCGCGTCATTCGTGTGCCTGATGTTTATGATCCTGAAACGAGGACTTACAGCGGCACATGGACCGGGGCATTTAAGTGGGCGTGGACGGATAACCCGGCATGGATTTTTTACGATCTGGTGGTATCCGACCGCTTCGGACTTGGGAACCGCCTGACGGCGGCGAACATCGATAAATGGACACTGTACCAGGTAGCCCAGTATTGCGATCAGCAAGTGCCTGACGGCAAAGGTGGCAGTGGTACAGAGCCGCGGTATATCTGCAATGTGTATATTCAGGATCGGAACGATGCTTACACAGTCCTGCGCGATTTTGCTGCTATCTTCCGTGGCATGACCTACTGGGGTGGCGATCAAATTGTTGCCCTGGCCGACATGCCACGGGATATTGATTACACGTATAACCGCAGCAATGTGATCGGCGGTGTTTTCAATTATTCCAGCAGCACATCAAAAAGCCGATATACCAATGCGCTTGTGTCCTGGTCTGACCCAGCGAATGCTTATGCAGATGCAATGGAGCCTGTGTTTGAGCAGGCTCTGGTAGCTCGGTACGGATTCAATCAACTGGAAATGACAGCCATCGGCTGCACCAGGCAGTCAGAAGCAAACCGAAAGGGCCGCTGGGGCATACTGACCAATAATAAAGATCGCGTTGTTTCCTTCGATGTTGGCCTAGACGGCAATATTCCTCAGCCAGGGTACATCATCGCTGTGTCAGACGAGCTACTGTCCGGAAAGGTTATGGGTGGGCGAATCAGTGCGGTTAACGGTCGCGTTATCAAACTTGACCGTGTTGCTGATGCAGCAGCAGGTGATCGCCTTATTCTTAACCTGCCTTCCGGCGCATCACAAAGCCGAACCATTCAGGCTGTGAACGGGGAATCAGTTACGGTCACCACGACATACAGTGAGACGCCGCAGGCCGAAGCTGTTTGGGTTGTTGAGTCAGACGAACTCTACGCGCAGCAGTATCGTGTTGTCAGCGTTTCCGATAATGGTGATGGCACTTTCTCCATCACCGGCGCATGGCATGATCCGGATAAATATGCCCGTATCGATACCGGAGCCATCATTGACCAGCGGCCAGTGAGTGTGATTCCGCCAGGCAATCAGTCGCCGCCAGCCAACATCGTGATCAGCTCTTTCTCAGTGGTTCAGCAGAATATCAGCGTCGAAACCATGCGTGTGAGCTGGGACCAGGCGAAGAACGCTATCGCCTATGAAGCGCAGTGGCGGCGTAATGAAGGAAACTGGGTGAACGTTCCGCGCAGCTCCACCACATCCTTCGATGTTCCGGGGATTTATGCCGGGCGCTACCTGGTACGCGTGCGCGCCATCAATGCCTCGGAGATTTCCTCCGGGTGGGGCTACTCAGAAGAGAAAACGTTAACTGGCAAGGTGGGAAATCCGCCGAAGCCGGTGGGCTTTACTGCTTCAGAAAACGTGGTGTTTGGTATCGAGCTGAACTGGGGATTCCCGGTGAACACCGGCGATACACTGAAAACGGAAATTCAGTACAGCCTGACCGGGACCGCCGATGATGCAATCCTGCTTGCCGATGTACCTTACCCGCAGCGCAAATATCAGCAGATGGGCCTTAAAGCTGGGCAGGTTTTCTGGTACCGCGCGC